GTTGAATTTAAACCCATTGATGTTGCGTCCATCATACTTTGTTCAATGAACTTACCAGCACTTTCAGCTGCGTAACCAAAGGTATCCATCTCACCAACAGCTCTACCTATACCATCAGCACCTAAACCAGTTACTTTAGCTAAAGCACCCATATTAACACCAGCTTCTTCAGATAACATAACCGTTCTACCTAACTCATCTGAATATGCCGATTGCATTTCAGCTATTTGTTCAATATTAACACCAAATTCATTAGTTCTTGACGATATATTCCTTAATGAACTTTCAAATCCAGCAGCATCTTTTCTTAAGATACCCATTTGCATGGCAGATGTTTTAATTGCTTTTTGCGCTTCATAAGGTGCCCATTTGTCAATAAATCCTTTTACCTTTTTACTACCTTCCCATAATGATTTAATATCACCACCTATTTGTCCTGTAATTCGTTTAAATGCACTTACTTGTTTAATATTTTTAGCAAGAATACTATTTTGTAATTTTAAATTAGCAATAGTCTCATTAATTATTTGTTTTTCTGCTCTTTGTTCTTTAATTAATTTTTTTATCTGTTTTAATTCTTCTATATTTCCTTGTCTACGTGCAATTCTAAATTTTAATAATAGTTCATTTTCATCATTAGCAAGCTTTTCAGCCATTTTCTTATAGGCAATAATTTCTTTACTTCTTTTAATACCTTCTTTCATATAATCATTATACTTCAGAACGTCTTCATTAATTTCTTTTTGAATTTTTAACCCTTCCCTAAGTTCATAATTATTTTCTCTAAATGCTTTAGTAAGCGCGGCTAGTGTTTGTGGGTTTAAACCTGAATTATTACTATTATTTGGATTACTATTTTGATTATTACTACTCGTGCTTTTTGCCATAAAATGTTTTTATATAAATATCATAAAAAGAAAAAACCCCATAAGTGGGGTTTATACTTTTATTTCTCCTGTTTGTAGTCCAGTTTTTAATGCATCACCACTTATTGTTTTAGTGCGACCACCTTTACCAGAATTTTTCTTAGCTTGTTCGTATGATTCATTCTCTTTTTGCTTACTTTCAAGTAACATACCAAGATAAAATCTTCTTTCTAATGTCGGCATCATAAGTACATCAGAATATGTAACATTAAGATGCTGTGTACAAATGAATATCTCCTTCCATAATTCTGTCTTATAATTGAATGTCAGGCCAAAAAAACTTGAAGTTAAGTGGAAGAAAGGTTTTAACGGAACCACCTCCAGGGGTTCCAACTTCAATGTTCAAATCAACACCACTTTCAATACTATCAATATAAGTTTTTAAATCCTTAACATCTTTAACTCTAAGTGTTTGAATTGCATCTCTAAGTACCACCTTATTTCTTTCTCCGTTAATATCAACGATTAGTTTTTCTAACATATAAGTATTAGAATTGTTAACAGGAATTTCATTCTTTTTATCCTCTTCTAATAGTTTTTCAATGTTTTCAATATCACCAACTGTTAATAATTTAAATTTAACAATATATTTTGATATTGGTAATTCAAATGAAAATAAACCTTCTTCATCTGGTTCAGCACCTAATTTTTTTATTGTTAATTCATTTAGATTAATCTCAGTTTCAAATGGTTCATCATTCTCATCAAATAATGTTACTGGATACATTTCACCATAACTAGTTGCCCTTAACCAAATCATAATAGCATTTCTATCACCAACGTGTAAATCAGTATATCTTATATCTGATTCAAGTAATTTTCTATTAATAAGAATTTCTAAAAACTCACCACTTTGTAATAAGTTTGGTGATGTAAGGATGTTTTCATCCATGGTTGTCATATAAGCAACCTTAACATTATTCTTTTTACTTCTATATAATTTACCCTCAGAAGGTAATGGAATAAGGTCAAAACTCATATTAAATTGAGGTTGACTTAATTGTTCAATGTATGAATTTTTTGTTTGCATTTGTAAATTTGATACGTTTAAATTATTAACTGGTGATTTTGCTGGTGAGGATAAAACCTTAGGCTTTACTTCTTCTTTAACCTCTGTCTCATATACATTTTTTTTATTCATAGCCTCAGTATATTGAGCGTGATAATTATTTGTTTGTTGAACATTATTCGCTAATTGTTCATTTCTCATTCTGATTTGCTCTTCAGTTCTCTTTCTCATTTCTTCAATAGCTGAGAATCCGTTCTCACCATATGAATTATCGTAGACTTGGTTAGCCATTTCAATTTTCTTATCTTCATAATCAGAATCTATCTTTGGTTTGATTGGTTGTTCTCCCATAGAAGGAAAAACATTTGGTTTTTGTTCACTCATTATTTTAATTGTAAATTTTTATATGTTATTGTTAATAATATTTTTGATAAAGTATCTAAAGAATAATCTAAATTAGACCACTCAGCCAATGAAATCCTACACCCATCTAATTGCCAAGTTTCAATTGTTTTACCAGTAGGGTCTAAAATTTCAGTTATTAATGTAAATTCTTTTGACGTATTTACCAAATCAACCAATGTGGGGTTAATGTTAAAGGTTATTGTATCATAAAGCTCAACCCTTATAATATTATTAATATTTACCAATACGGGTAACACTGGTTTAGATACAGACTTCACTAAATAAGTCTCAATACCAAACTCTTTTGGAAATTTAACGATAAATCTATTTATCTTTTTTGGTTCAAATTGTATTTTTGGTAAAATACTATATGCCTCATGTATATTTTTTTGTGGTTCGACACCTAATTCAACCAATTGTTTTTTTGTTTTCTTCAACATTTTTTCTGTTGACTTTTCAATACCTTTTTTCATAAAACTATTAATTTAATAATAAATATACATAAATAATTTTTTTTGTAAATAAAAAAATTCTTTTAATATACTGTAATTTACAATATATTAAAAGAATTTTAAATAAGTCAAGTATTTGACAAAGCAATTTATTTGAAAATCAAAAAAGTAAGATTGCACGGTCAAACCTAAGTGTTGCGGTAATTTCAGCGATACCATCATCATCCATACTTAAGTCACCAAAACCAACGTTAGTAAGCATGGTACCATCAAGTAACCACTTTTCTACAACTACACCTGTCGGGTCAAGCATTTCAAGTTCAACAGGTCTTTTATAACCAGCTGCATAACCTTGACGGCCTGTTATTGATTCCGAATGTAAACGAACCCATTCCATAATTGCTTGAGATGCAGATGGACCAATTGGGTCACGAAACGTAACATCAATTGCTTCCCATGTAAATCTACCAATAACCCAAGTTGAAGTATTTAAAAATGGAATTTCAGTTTCATTTTGAGATATTGAAGGTCTTGATGCTGTTGATAACCACCATTGTTGAATCCCTAAATCTGCTGGGAATGTTATAAGCCAACGATTTTTTCTTTTTGGTTCGTATGGCAATGGCATCTTCATTAATAAATTTGGCATATTATTTTGTTTTTAATTTTTGTCTTATTTTATAATAAATATGTGAATTTTAATTTTAATTCACATTATTCATAATTTTTTTTATTCTATTAATTTGCTCTGTTAATAAATTATTAGTTTCATTTACAGACTCTGATTGAGTTTCTTTAGGTTCTTCTTTTTTAACTGATTTTTTAGCATCAGTTTTATTTAATTTACCTTCTTTTTTAAGCTTATCTAAATATTGGAATAATTGAATTGTAGTTGTTAAAAATTTAAGTAAATTACTCTTAAATGCACGTCTATCTTGTGGGTCAACTCCTTTAGATTTAGCTTCTTCTAAATTATTTATTCCACCACCGATACCAGCAATTTTATCAATCATATTATCGTATTTGTATTTACCAGAATATAGTGTTACAAATACATCATTAATAAATCCCATTAATGAATTTACAGCTTGTGGATTTTCAGAATTAACTGAGAATAACTGTTGAAAATCTGTTAATAATATTGGATTTGATTGATATGCCTTAACAAAATTTTGTAATGCTTTATCATCACCAGCATCCAATTTCTTAACCTTATTTCTGATAAATTCAATTCTATTCATTAAATTTTCAAATGATTTAAGCTTATCAACTGAAAGATTTTTTTCTAAGTATGTTATTAATCTTTTATCCTTTATATATTTAGCTTCAGATAACCCACCCTTTAAATTTGAAGTTTTAATTGCGAATTCTTTTCCAGTTTTATCACCCTTTACTATCGTTTGTCCTTCTGTTTCACTTGGTTTAACTACAGTACCAGTTGTAGGCTTACCAGATTTAGTTGTCCAACTTACCTTATCTCCAGCATTAAAAGCACTTGATTGAGTTGAGTTAGGTTGAGTTGTAGTTGATTGTGTATTTTTAGTTGGTAATGGCCCCTTTTTATAACCCAATGTTTTTTTATTGTTAACAATGAATTGAAACAAATTTCTAATTGAATTATAAAGGTCATCACTTACCTGTGTTTTTTTACCACCCTGTCCACTCTTATCACCACCTTCTACACCACCTTCTACACCTGCTTCTGTACCTGCTTGTTTTGGGTTAACAACTTCTGTTTCTGGTTTTACGATTCCAGTACCACCATCTAAGTTTCTTAATGATTGATATAACATATTTAATGTCGCAGCTCTTGATTGTTTTTGACCCTTAAGTCTCATTAACTTAACAAGTGCACCACCAGCAAGTAATCCCACACCAATTGGGCCTAAAACAGAACCAAAACCTTTTGCTATTGCATAACCAGCACCTGTTTTAATAGCTGTTTTTGTTATAATTGTAGGTACAGCTTTTGTTAATGTTGATGTAATCATCGCTTTAACTTGACCGCTATCATGACATGTTAACGTATCACCAATAGACTTACCAGTACCAGCCCATTTACCCTTAAATATTTGACCAAGATTATCACCATGACCATGTGGGTTTTGTGCAATATCACTTAATACTTGTTTAGCAGCTGTTGGGTTAACAAATATACCACCCTTAGCAGCTAAGGCATTAATACCTGCATTAACATCACCATCACCTAATATCTTAACTTGTTCTAAGAATTGTTCAGGTGTTGTGTTTGGTGTAAGACCAGCATTATTCATTGAATTCATTAATTGTGTAAGACCTTGACCAGGTTTTATGTTACCAATCAATTCTGATTTATTTTGAATAGTTTGATTAATTGTCTCAACATCAGTTGTTTTACTAACAGTATCAAATAAGTGTTTAAACCAATCAGTATTAGCTAACCAACTAAATGCACCTAATGAAGCACCAACACCAGCTAGTGTCATTGGTAATTTATTAGATTTAAGAGTTTGCATTCTGGTACTTTTAAAATCGTCACCACCACCTCTTTTACCAGCTAAATAATCTCTTGTACTCTTTGAAGAGTCTTTATTCATTATTCTATTATAATCTTCTGGTGAAACATCTTCATAACCAGCATCTGAAATATCTCTACTTCTAGGGTTACTAGTTGGTTTACCACTAACCTTAACATTAGATGTTTTAGCTAATCCCTTACTAGAATTATCGGTTGTACTTAATTGATTATTTGAATTACCACCCTTACTTACTTGTGTATTTTTATTTGCTAATTGACCACTCTTAGGACGAATAACACTAACACCATTTTTTTCTTCTGGTTCATTATCACCTCTATTTGGCATTTCAACATAAGGTGCTTCATTTAGACCCCAAGCTTCATCGATTTCTTGTAATTCATCATCAGTTAATTCAAGAACATTACCCTCAGCTTCATCAACAACAGAATATGCTGCTGTTAAATCAACATCTAAGAATTTTTTAACATAATCTCTAAGGTCATTAATAACACCATTCGCAGCATCAATTGGTAAATATCCTTCGTCATTTGGACTTTTTTGTGTTGCGGCAACAATTGAATCATACACTGACGATATCGCCATAATAGTATTCAAGAAATCAACAGATTTTTCATTATTAGGAAATTCTGGGTTTGTTTTTTTAATCTCAGCATCAATTTTTTGAATAGCTTCATTACCCTTCTTATCAATTATTGCTTGAATTTTTGCTGCTGCTTCTTTATCCACTTTCCCCTTACCAAATATCTTACCATTAGCTTTATATCTACCTAATTTTGAAAGGTAATATTTTGTTTTTTCCCAAAGACCTTCTTCTAATACTTGTTTATTAATGTTCTCATTAATATCTTCAACAATCTTATTTAAGATTAATTGATGTTGACGTTCTGTTAATATAATTTTTTGATTCATTTTTTTTATTATAAATATTTATTATTTACTAAAACTTAAAGTTTGGGAATTTTTCTAATACAAATTCTATTACTTTTTCTGGATGATAACCTAATAGGATACCAATTTCATATGTTTCTGTTGGGTCTTTAACTGGCAGATAACCACCATTTTTTTTAGCGATTGCGGCCAATCTTAAGGCTTTCTTTTCAAATCCTTTACGATAAACAATATTTGCTGTTGAATCATCAAAAGAACCCTTATCTTGTGGCATCGAAATAATCTCTAAACCACTATCCCTTGCTATATCAAGCAAATCATCATGCTCTGGATAATATGCTGCAATAAAACATACACCTCTTTTACCATCTAACACGGTTTGTAATGAATCTTCATCCCTGTATGCTTCAGATGGGTCAATTTCTTCACTTAAGTGTTCTTTTATTAAATTATATTGCCTTTCAGATATAATTATTATTTTCATATCTATAAATATCATTAAAAATAAAAAAAACCCCTAAAATTTAGGGGTTCTTTTATATTTTTTTATTCGATTAAATGTTTTCGAATGAAGCACCAGTGTTCATAATTATGAAATTTATTAAAAATTCAATTCAAATTTCATATTACCACAATCCCATATTCTATCATAACCTTTTAATCTCATAATTTCAAATTCAGTTTGATTATAATCAAATCCTTCTTTAACAAGAATGTCTTTTCTAAAATTATATCTATGATATCGGTTATTATATTCTCCAATTTTAAGATACCAATAATTAGGTGGGGTAAGTCCAATGTATTTAAAACCATTTTTATAATATACTGTTTTAGTTTCATCTAAACCAGACCATCTGATATCAGCATATGTTAATATCTTTTCTGGGTTATTGTTTTTTATAAAGTATTTAAGTAATTTAGAAAAAGAACCAATAACAGTTGTATTTAATTTATTACAAAATCTAAGTAATTCATAATTATTTTCCATAGCGTTAGAACCCATTGATTTTCTTAAATTACCAAACGTCATTAGTGAAACTAGTTCATTATTGTAAAATAACCCCAATCTTATTTTATCAATCGAATCGCCTTGGATGTGGTTATCGTTTAAAAAGTTTTTAGTTTTATATTTTGAAACCACTTTTATTGTGCATTTTCTGGCAAATATTTTATCATTATTAATACCCAATAAATTAGATAATCTTGAAATAACAATCTCTTTTTTATATAAAATCTCATCCTCAAAAATATGTACTAATCTTATGTTTTTATCGTGTGCTGTTTTAGTTTTTTCTATATGATATGTTTTATCTTTATTACCACTTAATTCGCTGTGATAATAATTACCATTAATTTCAATACCTAAATTAAAATCCTCAAGAAATAAATCAATCTCTTTACCATTTAAAAATTTTCTATTATTATCTAAATGTTTAATTGAATTATCATTTAAAAAATCTCTAATTACTTCCTCAATTTTAGAATTTTTAACTAATGGAAAGCATTTTCTACAAATAGGTATTTTACCAGAACCCATAATTGTACTTGTAAATGTATTTTCACACTTTAAACATTTAAAATTATATGGTAATGAACTATTACCATCTTTATTTACAGTATATTCGTCTAATAATTTTAAATTAAAAGCCTTTAATTTAGGTAATAAATTATTTAATTGTTTTTCTTTTAATGTTTCTTTTAAATTATTTACAAATTTACCATGTTTCATCGGGTTATCAACACCATATTTATCAATCATTATATTTTTATAACCAATTTTAAAACTTTCCTTTTTAAAAATTGAATCAACACCATGATTATTTAATATCGTCCTTTTACTAGCCTCTAAACGTTTAGCTTTATTAATATCATTTAAATTCCATATTTTTCTACATTCTTTAGAACATATCTTTTTTTCATCGATTTTTTTAGTTTCAAATTCAGTACCACAAACTGTACAATTTCTTTTTTCTCTAATACCAACATCTATCTTCCTACCCATAATTTTATTTTTTTTATTATAGTCAAAGTAACACGTCCTACAACAAAATTTCTTATCCCTATGTTTAAACTCAGCTTCAAAATTATTATTACAATTTAAACAATTTAATTCTATTTTCATGGTAAAATCTTTTTTTTACTTATTAATGGTTATCTACATATAAATATATACAAATATACTAAAAATAAAAAAGAGATACAAATATTTGTATCTCTTTTTTTAAAATTTATCTTATATTATTAAATATTTTCGAATGAAGCACCAGTGTTCATAATTATGAAATCAACTTGAATAAATTCTAGCGCTCTAGTTGGTTTAAGGTAGATTTTACCAGTTAATTGATTTCTATCAATATCTTCTGGGTCATTTCCTAATACAACTCTAAAGTCGGTAAGACCTCTTTCGCTTCTAATGTTATCTAATATTGGATTTACAAGTGCTAAGAATTGGTTTCTTACAACTGTATCATTTTGTTCGAATAACAATCTGATAGCAACAGCAGAAATAAGTTTTCTTGCTTGTAAAAGAAGTCTTCTAACATTAATTCTGTTAAGAGCAGAATCTTTAACTTGAAGAGTTTTATTACCCCAAATCTTAATACCATCTGATGTGAAAGTAGCAATTGGATTTATTCTATTCTCATAAAGAGTATCTCTTTCAGCAAGTGTAAGTTTCTTACGAGCTTTAATTGCGTCAACATCACCTCTTTGAATACCTGCTACAGCAAACCAAGGGAAAGAAATATTATCAGTTAAAGCAATGTTTCTTACAACATCTCTTGTAGGTGGAACGTAAATATAAACATTATTCTCAGCATCAAGAATTTGAATCCATGGCCAGTATGTAGCAGTATAGTTACTGTCATACATTCCATATATGTTATCAACAACATCGTTAGTAGTAAGAACATTACCAGCTGCATCTGTATCTGGAGTTGTAACAATATATAACGAATCCGCTCTATCCTGTTCAACCATGTCAATTGTAGCCTCAACTAAATTACTATTATCAAGTGTATCAATACCTGGTGTTGCGAATACATTTATATTTACAGCTTCTGGATTTTTGAATGTCCAAATCGCTTCTAAATATGCATAGAAATCAGCTGTTGTACCAGCATCACCATTTGTAAGTGTTTTATTCTCAAATGCTCCAGAATTAAGACCGTTATTAGAATATGTTTTACCAATTTGGTAACTATCTAAGTTCGTTCTTCTAGTTCTATAAATATCCCAACCATCAAATCCACCATAAGGAACAAGTGTAAATTTACGAGCGTAAACTTTTTCATATGGTCCACCAAGTAAACCTGCTTCAGTTGTAAATTGCCATTCACCAGTTTCAAATGAGAATGTTGGGCTATAAGTTCCACCACTAGTATTAATAACTATTTTCACACCATCAATTGTAACGGCACTAGCACTGATATCCATGTGGAAACCACTTGTTAAACCAGTCCACATATCGTATGATTTACCAACTGGCATACCCTTATAATCAAAGAAATCGCTATCAATACCAACTAAATTAGATAAACCTAAATAAGCCTTACGTTTGTTTTCATAAGTACCATAAGTTTGCTTATACATAATATTTGGCGTTTCTACGCTAGTATTACTATTTAGTTTATAATCTCTAACTGGAAATCCAATGAAACCAGATGGAAATGCTTCACTAGTATCAGTTGAATCATCTAACTCAACTAAAACGTAAGATGATTTAGAAGCGTACGTACCATCAAGTGAACCTATTCTTCTTGCTACATAACTATTAGATGTTGGGTCCATAGTACAACGAGAAAATACTTCTAAAATTGCTGGTGATGCATCTGTATCATTATACCCTCTAATTTGAACATCGAATTCTTTTGTATCAGGTCTAATATTAGCTATTGAAATCTTAAATTGCTCATTTGCTGCGTTACCATCAGAGATTGTCCATAATCTGAATAATCTAAGAACTTTATTACCTCTTAATTCAGATACAATATAAGGTGTAACCGCTGGTTGATATTCTTTAAGATAATCGTTGAATTGTGTATTATATTGAATAAGAGTTTGATTAATACCTAAAATTTTTGCATCAGTATTATCTGTATTAAACATATGGTCAAAGATTTCTTCAACAAATACTGCTGTTTTACCATCTTGAGCACCTCTACCTAATACCTTATTAATATAATTTTTTTGTGTTTTATCAAAAGTACAATCATATTGGAATAACCCTTGTGTTGATGATGTACCAGTAAGAGTAAATACACCTAATGGGTCATTAGTAGCACCAGTTACTGTCGAACTAAATTTAATTCCAGTTGCAGCACTTACTTGGAATACTGGAAGTTGTGTTGTTAAATCAACAGTACCTCTTGAACGTAGTAATGTAACTAATTTACCCTCAACATCTGAATAACCTGTACCACTATATGTGTAACTTGTACCACTAGTTGTACCTGTAATATTATTTGTTGCTGTTAAACCAGTTGAAAGTACGTTAATTGTAATATAACCACCACTAAACACTAAACCAGTCTTAGTTTGTGTAATATCAATTGTTTGTTGAGTAGTTCCAGAATTAGAAACCGCAAGGAAGCTAAAGCTAGATGGACTCTTAGAATAGAAATTAGATACTACAGATGCAGAAGTTGTAACAGAATATAATGTACCACCAGTCGATGCTGAATAAGTTGCGGTGTATGCTGAAGGACCATATGTTGTACCAGTTGTACTAGCGTCTAATGCAGCACTAAGCGTAATACCCCAAGCTTGACCAGCATAATAACCAGAAAATCCTAAGACTCTAGTTACAAATAACTGATTAGATTGTGATAAATACGATTTTGCGATGTAAGGTAATTCATATTTAGGGGCCCCATTACCATCTGGGCCATTTACCAATTCATTATCTAAACCTCCGAAGAATGATTGAAATTCTCCGTAGTTACCAATAAAAATAGGTTGGAAAGCTGGTCCTAACGTTGTTTCACCAACTAAACCTAATGTTGTAACACCGACTTGACGGGTAACATATGTAAGGTCTTTTTCTGAGGTATAAACACCTGGACTAACGAATACTTGGTCTGCCATATTAATTTGTTTTTTTTATATTATTCTTTTATTATAATAAATATTCAAAAAAAACGGAAAATTAATTTACTTTGGTAAATAATTAAAAATTAATTGATATTAGACAATTTGTGATAAAATATAATCCTCAATTATTTTGTCATCAGTTCCCCATACGTTAATTATTTCTTGTGGTATCATAATATCACCGCTTAATATTGATTTATCATCATTAGTTTTTAATTCCCAACATAAATTATTGGTTATTGGGTAATTTACCATATACCATCTTAATTTTGTTGCTGTTTTTGTAATTGTAATTTCCATTTTTGTTTGTTTTATTTTTTAATTTATTATTGAACTAATTGATAATCGAAAGTTACTACACCAGTCGTAATAGGTAGGATAAAATCGAAAGTCGTTGTTGTTTTATTTGTCACATAACCACCTAACGCTAATGCAGATGTCGGTGTAACACTTACTTTATAAGTTATATTTGGTTGTGTACCTCCAAAAATTACCGTAATTGTTGTACTAGCTGTTAATCCACTACTTATTGAACCTGATATAATACCTGATGATTTATATGCTGTACCATCATATTGTAATTGCATTTTTGCAACAGTATTATATAATTCTAATCCTATTGCTGGTGATGTAATACCTGTCATTTGAACAGTAGTCATACGAGGTGGTAACATACCTTTAGTAGTTGATGTAACATCTAAGATTGCACTTGCATTAATAGAAGTATTAGCTCCTATACCAGTACTACCAGTTGTTGTACCAAACAACATATCTCCTGTGGTATTTTCCCAAGCTCTATGATTAATACCTGTTGTAGATGTTAAAATAGGGTCATAAAAAACTCCTCGAACAATACCAGAATAAGTACCTGATGTATTTAGTTGCTGTCTAATATATAGAGAATTAAATGTAGCACTACCAGAAGCAGGAGAAAAATCTATGTATTGATTAGTAGTGGCATCTCCAATTGTAACCATATTAAGTGTTCCACTTGTTGGATTGTGCCTATTAGCACCTTGCAACGCTGTTGATGTTAATCTCACTATTGTACCAACACTAGTACCTACTACATTACCCTCAATACCCATTGTTGCCGAATTGCCTAAATTACCAAAAGTATTACAACCTGTCATAATAAGCCTAGCACCACTAGGATGAGCAGTAAGTCGGATGACACCTAGCCTCAAAACAGGATTATTTGCAGTATTAGACCCAAGACCTATTGAATTAGTTCCTGACCAATTGACTGTTAAAATATCTTCATTGTCTGTACCAAAAACATTAAGTTTATTACCCGATGTACTTGCCCCAATTCTAGTTGTACCACTAATATCCAATTTATATGATGTTGTTGGTACAGTACCAATACCTACTTGTCCACTATTAGATGCTATATAAACATCACCAGTAGTATTCTCCCAAGCCCTATGTATTGAAGTATTTAAACTATTTATAGTGGGTGCATAGTAAAACCCTCTAATAGTTCCCGTACCAAATGTTCCTTGAGTTATTGTTGGTGTTGCAGCATAAAAATTATATGAAATAGTATTACTTCCTGATGGTGGGTTCATACTAGAATTTATGTTTATACCATAAACAGTACCACTACCAGTTGTTGGATTATAACCAGTATCAGTAATTAATAAATTTTGACCACTAGTAGCAGAACCGATAGAATCAAATGTTGCAATATTTACACCATTCTTATTAATAGCAGGGTTAGTAGCACCATTTAATTTTAATCCATAAAAACTATTATCTGATTGATTTGGTGCTCTTAAATTATATCCTCCCCCTGCTCTAACCTCACCATTAGTATTTATTACCGAAGTAATACCAGTAAATTGGGTATATGTTCCAACTTTTAATGTTGTACTAATATATGTTGAACCTGCAACTTGTAATTTTTCAGTAGTATCACTTGTTGTATTAATTAAAAAATTATTTGTTGTAATTGCAATTCTAGCTGCTTCAGCATTATTACCATAAAAAGTTAAAAATCTAGACGCTGTAAATTGACCAACCGCCAATTCACCACCAGTATTACTTCTAAGTCCTCCAATAAATCCTGGTACTCCTTGAAAAGTTTCGCTAAATCCAATATTTGAATTACCAGATGAACCTATTCTATTTACAATTAAAGTGGGTTGATTAGTAGTTGTACTTAATGATGTAGTTCCTTGTGTATTGAATATTAATTGACCAATACTACCAACATTAACTTCTAATCCTCTAAGTTGTTTACTACCTACCGTTGATGAATCATTTAATGTTACATCTAATGCTTTGTATGTTCCTGAAGTTGAACCAGTACTTGTATTGGTAGCACCACTTACAATAAGCGTTGAACCAGTTGTTAACATAGTTCTAGAAACTGTTAAACCAGTCATTACATTTATAGTAGCCGTTAATGCAGCTTGACCTTGGTTACGTTGTAACAAAAATGTATTAGCATTATCATATGTATAACCAGTAGTAAACGCATCTGGGAAACCAGTTAATGTAAATGTTCCACCACTATTATTTGTAAATGTTGCTACACCACCACTAAGTGTTGCACCAGTAACTCTTATATCCAATGGTAATCCAACATATGTTGTTGCTGATATTGTTCCAGCTGACAATGAAGTAAATATAGGACTATTTTTGTTTTCCCATAATTGATTTGATGAATTATATTGAAGTATATCTTTATTTGTAACCCCACTTATTGCAACATTATGTAATTCTTCTAATTGATATCCGTTTTGTAAACGATAATCAATTTCGCCACTAGCACCAGCATTTATAACTGTACCAATATAAACCATATGATTAGGTGCTGATGGTTTAACGTTGGTTACGTAGCCAGCTTTAATTGGTGATAAATATAATTGATTACCATCAGCTAATGTAACATCAGTAAATGGATATGTAGCTGTAGTACGTGTATCTATATTTTGAAAATCACCAAATGTTAATACCAAACCATCAGTTCCTGGTATAATATCTTCATATACTACACCAAATGTACGACTTGAAGTTGTTTCACCTGTAGCAATTGCTCTAGTTATTGTAACTTTTGTTCCAACGCTACCATTAATATAAATAATTGTTCCTTTATATAATGTACCGTTACCATCACTTGTTTTATTTCGGCAATAAATAAGATTATTATTCAACTGAATATTACCAGTACCATCTACGAAATTATTCGTAGTTCCAGTTGCCGTTACTACCAATGTACCACTATCAGTTATTGGTGAATTAGCTACAGTAAATGCCGATGGCATAGATAATCCAACTGAATGTACAACACCAGTTAAATTAGAACCATTACCATAAAATGTTCCACCAGATATTGTTGTTGCACTAATTGAAGTAGCTGTAATAGCACTAGTACTATATGCAGAAAGACTTATGGTAAATGCAGAATACAAGTCAGTTCTATTTTGTGTAAGTGTTATTGTATTGTTTGATAACGTAAACCCTGTAACAAAAGTATCAACTGTAACTGGTAAATTAAGATATGTTGTTGCTGATATTGTAGTTGCGGTTAATCCCGATAATAAAGTATTACCTGTAACATTTAATGTATTTGCGGTTAATCCGTTTGTAAAATTAGTTGACCCACTTACAGTTCCTCCCGTAAACCCATTACTTAATGAACCATCACCCATAACATATTGTAACGATGTTCCACCTTGTGTTATGAA